AAGGTTTCAAAAGCTTTGAGTCAAAGGGTTTCTTCTGAAAGTCTGAAGAAGATTTCATCATGTCCTGTCAGAGGATTTTATACAGCAGGAGATATTCGTAAGGGATGTATGAATACTGAAATACTATTGAAGAAGATTAGTTGTTATGAGACTGCCAATTTTATTCTAAATAGTTTTGATAAAGTTGGTGTTAAAGATTCATTTAAAAATCTTTCTAAAACCCATAATCCTTTAGCTGCATTGACAGCTTATGCTGTGGGTATGGCTGGATTCTCACCAACTTTTTATAAAGTGACAGGATCAACTCGTGGTTTAAATGCTCACTTCGATATAGTTTATGGTGCTGGTATCTTAGAATATAGTGAAGAAGGTGTTGGTGGAGTTAGGAATAAAACTACGATTACAGATTCAATTGCTTCGGGTGATTTTCAAATGACATTTATTGTAGATGCATTTCAATCTGAAAAATCAAATAGTAAAATTGTTAAAAGATATCAAACCAGAATTACGTTCCAGAGTAATGGTCAAAGTGTAAAAATTGAAGTTGCCGAATTTAAAGAGAAGAAATAGGGAGAAGATATGTCTGAGCAAGTTCAATCTGAAAATTATTCTTGGAATCCTAGAAAACCATTGCAAGAAAATATTATCCCTAAGAAAAAGAAAAAACTTAAACAACTTACTGAACAAACGAAACTTCCTGACACCGACTATCTCTGGGGTGAAGCTCTTGATGCTGCATTTTTTACCGCATTAACCATAAGATTAACAACTCCTACAAGACAACTTCCAGCTTTTAAAATGGGATTGATTAATGCTCAAGGTAAGATTCTTCGTGAAGGAATGACGAAAGAAGAACGTAGAGCATTATCTAGTTTGGATCAAATTGCATTACTAATGAAACAAGCAATGGGTGGTAGAGTTGCAGCGATTATGAATATGTATCGAAGAAAAAGAATGAACCCTAAGTTTATTCAAGCTGCTGCAAGAGCTTTATCGCTTCGATTTAACAAGTATTATGATATGCGAATTGGTTTTTACGAAAGACCTTACTCTGCTGCTATTACTGGTGGAAGAGGTCCAACTACAACTTCTGCAGAAAAACCTTTATCTTAGAAATATAAAAGTATTGTATAATGAAATAGATAGTATAAATAAAATAGAAATTCAAAGAATGTTTAGATATTTATAAAAGGGACTATTATGGCAATCGATGTTACTAAAGGTATATCTCACCTTGAACATATTGAAGATTTTGTATTGATACAAGGTAAAGAAGGTGCTGAAAAAGGTTTAGATACGATTAATAAATTTATTGAGAAGATTCAAGATGAGAGTGAGGATGTTATTGTTTCTGAGAAAATAGATGGTGCTCCTAGTCTTTTCTTCGGTAAGTCTCCAGATGGAAAATTCTTTGTATCTACTAAAAGTATTTTTAACAAGGATCAGAAGGTGGGATATTCCCTTGCTGATATTCAAAGATTATGGACAGGTGGGATTGTCAATGTTCTTTCATTTGCTTTTAAAAATTTAAAACCAGCATTTAAACTTCCTGGTATATGTGGTCAAGGTGATATTCTTTGGGTGAATAAAGCTGGAAAAAATATTACAGAATATGAAGATCATCAATATATTACTTTCCAACCCAATGTTATCATGTATGCAGTTCCTGTAGATAATCAATCTGATCTTTATAAAAATGTCAAGATGGCGAATTTGGGTATTGTAGTTCATGGAGCATACGAAACAAACTTTGGAGTTGGTCAAAGAATTGAAATTGATAGACAACCTGAACAAAAGACAAGAGAAATTGCTGAATCTATTAATAAAGATAGACGGGTATTTGCTATTGATCCATTTATAGATGATTTAAGTGTATTGAAAGGTGCTGAAGATATTATAACAGAAATAAAAGATCTTACTCAGTCTGTTGAATCTGCCATGGATGAAGTTGATCCAGAGTTTAACGAAGCTTGGGTAGAAGCTTCTGATCCAAATATTAAAAAAGCTCGATTACTTCTTCCACAATTCGTGAATCAACAAGTTAGAGCAAGTGGAGAGTCTGATACTATTATTAATGCTAGAGATGAGAAGCAATTTATTCAAAGATTTAAAAGTAAACTTAATGAATTTCTCAATCAGCAAAGTACTCAAGCTCAAGGTTCTCTTAAAACGTCTGCTGGAAAAGAAAGAAAGGCAAAGTCTTTCAATGATTTTCGACAATGGTTAAGAGAAATGGATCAAACATTTGAACCCATGTTAAAAGCTTATTTCAGACTATTCTCGATTAAAAATCTCATGATTCAGATGTTTAATTTAGTAGAGAAAAAATTGGGTCAGACTTTTGTTGTGGATAGAAAAAATGACTTTGCTATGGAAGCTGTCAAACCTGAAGGATATGTTCTTTTGAATGGTCCTAACATGGTTAAGATTGTGGATAGGGCTGAATTTAGTAAAAATAATCTTTTGTATAGTCCTTTCAATGAGTCTAAGAAGATGAGTGTGGGTACAACTGGAGATCCAGAGAGTATCGGAGATAAGAATAGAATCTACCCACCAGTTCCAAAAAGTATCGCCGATGCAGTTGCTGAAGAAGTTATGGATTCCTTAGATTCTGTTCGACATTTATATGACGGTTTCAATGATGAAAAAATAGTGGAAGCTGCTAATAAATTTAAGAAGTATAATGTTGTATATATTGGAAGATTTCAACCAGCAACAATCGCTCATGTTAATAATATTGTTAATCTTTCTAAACTTTTTAAAAATGTTTATGTTCTTATCTCTGAAAACAAGAATAAAACTCCCAAGTATCTAGAAAAAAATCCTTTGGATGTACAAGATCGAAAAGAACTTTTAGAGAGTGATCCTAAGATTCGTTCTTTGAAAAATGTTCGTCTTGAGGGTGGTTCAACTGCAATGGGATTTGGTATTCATAAAGCGGAGAAAGCTCAAGAATTAAGAGAACTATTTGAGATTCCGGATACTGAAACTATTGTTATATCTATTGGAAAAGAGGAAGATAGATTTTTCCAAATGAGAGATAGAGGAGAGTTTTTCGTTTTGAATACAGGTGGAGAACCTGATGAAGATAAAAAATATGGATTGTATGGTCTTGATTTACAGAAATTACCAGGAGTCTCTAAAAAGATAAGTGCTTCTGAAGCAAGAAAAGCTATTCTTAATGGAGATATGAAAACTGCTAAGAGTATTATGGCAGGTTCACAACAAGTTCAAGATGCAACTATTAAAAAGATTCTGAATTCGGAAAGTACAAATTCTGTTAAACGTGAAGAGGTTCTTACATCTGAAGGATATTTTCGTATTGAAGATTTAGATGTCAATAAAGAAATCATTCAGAATATTGAAGAGGATTTTGGGATCGGTCAAGAGGAAGCTATGGATATGTTATTAGATATTCTTCAGAAAAGAGAATAGAGTGAAAAGAATTAAAATAAACTAACCAGATAGAAAATTTTTGTAATATTCTTCTTGAGGATCAAGTACAAGAATCTATACTTGATGAACCTCATGATAGTCTCAGTCCGAAGATTTGGAATATAGATGGAGCAAAAGAGGAATTACCATCTATGAATCCTGAAATCAAGGAAGAAGTCTTGCGTGGACTTCAGTTTGTAGTCAGAGATAATCAAGTTATCAAAGTATATGTGGTTGGAAGTATAACAGGATTTCGCTATGGTGAAGATGCTGATATAGATGTGAGTGTAGTTGTAGAAGGTGATGATGCTGCTCGAAGGGAAATGGCTGGTAGAGCAAGAGAAATCAATGGTCGCTTTGCTCCTAAAACTACTAACCCTATTAACTATTTCGTATTACCAGATAATGTTCAATTTGATAGATTTGATTCTGTATATGATATGTTAAATGATAAGTGGATAAAAGACCCTCAAGATTATGGTGTAGATCTTTTTGCTATGTATGATAAGTTTAAGGATCAAATTAAAAGTATTGATGTTGAAAAGTCAGAAGCTTTGAGAAGTTTAGTAGATATTGATATGCTTTTTGCAGCATTAGATAAGAGTAAAGATTCA